CTAGAAGTTCTCCTTGGAGACATTATTGGAGAACGAGCATCGGATTCTTTCATGAGGTCGTTATCAACAGCATCTTGTGCTGTTTGCGTTCTGTTTTGATAATAGGCGTTACGTTCGTTTCTTGTTGCCTCTGGAATCTTAGCTAATAGTAGACCACCTACAGCAACTACTCCTGCATGCTTACCGTCTTGAATACTTGGTAACTCAAAATCTCCTATCTCTTCAGACCTAACAAGTTCGAAACCTTCTCTGGTCCTAGACATAACATTTTTCTTGTCATCACTATTCAAAACCTCAGCCCTGATCCATCTATAGACGTATCCTTCGGGTGCTGGGGGTGTTTCTAACATACTTGGGGGAGCCCAAGGTTTACGTGCTTGATCTTGTGCACGAGTATCAGCAGAGCGGGATTCTCTGTTATTTTCAGGTTTTAAAAACCTACCCTTATCATCTCTATTCATATTTTTACCTTTTTACGAATTTTGCGTACTCATTTAGAGGTACGTTTAATTTTTTTGCCATCTGTACTTCAGACGGTGATAATTTAACTTTTCTTTTACCACTAGTTGTCTGTGTATTTCTTACAGCTGAAGCAACTCTTTGTTGTGGTTTTTGTGTCTCTGTACTTTCAGTTTGTTCATTTGCAAACTTGTTAGGAAACACGGACCTCAACCTGTTATTGACTTCAGTATAATACTCATCGCTACTTGGATCAAATCCTTCATTAATAAGATTTTCATGTATACCAAAAACTGCCATAGTCATGACATTATCTTCACCAAACCAAGTATTTTCTCTAGCCCAAGCTTCAGCCTTAGGATCAGGTTGTTGTTGTGCTTGTGGTTGTGTTTGAGTTTCTTGTTGTTGTGCCTCTTGCATTTGAGACAAATTAATTTTTGAATTTTTTACTACTGACTCTTCAACAGCGATACGAGCTAAGATATCTTGCGCTTTTGCAGCTTTCTCATGATCTTGTGTTTCAAGAGCATTTTTAAGAGCTGCTTGTGCTTGCACTCTTTGAGACTGGAGTTCTGATTCTTTTGCGCCATACAAGCCTTGATTACTTTCAACAACTTGTTTTTTTAGGCCCTCATTTTCAGTCTTGAGAGAGTTAGCCATATTGTAAGCAGATTCACTTGCTCTTTCAGCTTCTCTTAGTTTGCGTGTTAAAGTATTAATTCTTTTCTGTACTTTATCAGAGTAACCTGCTAATTCATCTTCTTCGGATGACTCTGCTTGAACAGGTTCTTCAACTTGTTCTACTTCAGGCTCTGTTTCTGTTACAGCTTCTTCAGATTCAGTTGTCTCTTCTTCTAATTCGACAACTTGACCTTCTTCGACGTTTTCGTTTTCGTTCATAACTTCTTCTGTCATAAATTCTCCTATACAGCAACGATATCGGTTGGATCGTGTATGGTAGCAATCACTTCATCGTCATTGATAATTCTGCATTCTGCATCATCACCTAACTTGAAACGAGCACCAGCATAACGGCCAATCAATACCCATTGTTTTTCTTGACACCAAGGTTTGTCACCAAACTTAGCATCTTGATAACAAAGCGGACCCATTTTTACCACATAAGCACAAACCGTAGAGAGTCTCTCTCTATCGACCGTATCTTTTGTCATAATTATGCCTCCCTTAGAGACACCCATACCTGCAAAGGGTAGTATCAACATACGCCATCCTGTAGGTGTTGGCATTCTTTCTAAGGCTGATTTATCTAAAAGTGTTGGATCAAGAACTTTAAGTCCAGGGTCCACATAAGCTTTATCTATCTGTTCGCCAGTCTCTTGAACATTTTCTGATATTGCTTGATTTTCCTTTTCGATCTCTTTAGCAACGTGGTCAGGAACTACCACTTGTGTCGTCTTCGTCATCTTCTATTACTTTTCCTAGCAGTTCTCTTAAATCATTCTCTACATCGACCAGAGAACTGTAACGTCCACGTAGATACTCATATTGGCTCATGTCTTTGACACCAGCTAATAATGTGTCTGTAATAGCTTGTCTTTTTTCGCCAAGCTCTTTAAGTAGCTTTTCTCGTAACCAAAGTACTGACATTAATATACGCCAGAAAACTTCTTGCCGTATTCAGCAATTCCAACACCTCTAGCTTTACCCTTACCCATACCTGGTTGAGGCTTTGTATTGACTGCAACACTTTTGCTTTGTCTTAGAGGTACGCTACCTTTGTTACTATAACTTTGTTTTTGCTTCATAATTGCTTCCTATATTAACTTATTTTTTTGCTAAGTCCATTAATTTAAGTTGTCTTTGTTGCTCCAACCTGTCTTTAGTTGTGTCATCTTTCATTTCGGCTATATCACCCTGCAAAGCTAAACGTTCTCTATTGAGTTGATCTTGGCGCATAGCGTCATCACGTTTTCTTTGTTGATCTGCCCTAAATTGTTCCTGTTCTTGTGCTAATTCTTGACCTTTTAAGGCTATTTCTTGTCTTCTAAGCCCTACTAATGGATCTTCATCAATTGGACCGCTGTTTTCTTGTGTATATACGGTGACTAACTCGGCAAAAATTGGTGCAGAAAACTGTGCAAGTAAATCGTTAGCTTGCATCTGCAAGTTTGCTTGTTCTGTTTGACTGACACTTTGCATTTGTTGTTGTATTTGTTGGTATTGTTGCAAAATTTCGGGTGGCATTTGTTCTTGAGCCAAAATATCAGCTTTCATTTGTAAATGTTGCATAACATGAGCATGTATACTTGCTTGCACCATAGCATTTGACTGGACAGGTGGTGTTTTTAGTAAAGCCGTATGTGATGCGATATGTGCATCGTGATTTTGTTGTATAAAAGCTTGTGCAGGTTGGGCCATAAGCAGACTATTATTTTCAAAACCTGCTTCCAAAGGTTGTGGGTTGTTTGGAGGTGGCGGTTGCAGTAAAGCATCTACATTATCGATGCCTATGGCGGCATACATTCTACGATATGCTTCATAAATTCCACCTTGACCATGAATTTCAGGGTTTGATTGCACTAATTGCATCATTTCTTGGGCCATAGCTATCCTTTGTGAGGTAGAAAATATGTCAGGATTAGAAACCGGCAGTATATCTACTCTGTCATCAAAGTCTTGGACCTTGATTTGTTGCATACCACCCTCTACTTGATAGGGATATTCGGGTGGTAAGTACTCTTTGAAGACATCTGACAGTAATTTGAACTCTTTTTTCTGGGCATTATGTAATCTTTTATGTATAGCAGACAAAACTTTAGTGGATCTTTCCAATAAAGCTAGGGTTGTACCGACAGGAGCCGATGGATTGCCTTGACCAACATTGATTTCTGCGATGGATGCAAACTTTTGCCCTGAATCTACTAACAAACCTAGTAAAGACAGTAATGTACCACTAGGTTCTTTGAAAGGCAGAGGTTGTATGGAGTCAGCTAATGAGCCACCAGGGGCGTCCACATCACGAAACTCTCCAGGCTGGATAGGAGAATCTTCATCCCTTATCCTAATACCTCTTGTCTTAAACCCAGCAGGTAGGTTTGCAAGGGTACCTGCGTCTATCAACTGCCTCAAAATAGACGTGGACGCTTTTGATAGCCCACCAATCATGTGGGTTAAACCAAAACCATAAAAACCTAAACCTGGGAGAAACTTGAAATGCACAAAATACTCTATTTTATTTTTTAGCGGATCTTCATCTTTGTAATTTTTTCTGATCGATAGTATTTTTCCGCTCGCTGTATCTATTGTTACTATGTAAGGTAGTTTGAAACCTGATGGTGTGCCCTCAGCGGACATATCTTCAAAACCTTCTAGATCTAAATCGGTATGCACCTCATAAATTACACTTACCTCTGTATCGTCATAGGACGGTTGTTGTCCAGTAAGCTCATCTATTTCTTGTTGTACATCAGAGTTGACGTCAGGATTTTGATCGCCCATCAAAGGTACATCACGATAAAAACCTGATAGTTGTAATTTACGCACCTCGTTTTCTGACATCTTGATAACGTTAGTAATACGGCCACAAGATTCTAAATCGGTAGCGTAGTAAGGCACGATTAGATCCTCAGGTGCAACAAACTTAGAAATGGCTCGACCAAGAGTTGCATCATAATAAACTTTTTTAAAGGCTGAGCCTGCTAGAGGCAAGTAAAACAACAACTGGTCGAGCTCTTCATCGTATTCTTCCATTTTATGAATTATTTGATAGTTCATAAATTCTTTGACTCTTTGTGCTTGCATTTCAATATTAGAATTGTAGTCACCTACTATTTGAGTTTTGACTGGGCCACCCGCTGGTAATAATTCTTTGTAGGCTTGAGCTTGAAACTGAGTAACGGCTTCACCTAACAAAGGATGAATGACACCTGAGGCACCCTCAAAAGGTTCACTACGGTCCTCATCAAACTTCATACCCAA